GCAGCCAATAAAACACACTTTTAAACCGAGCATCGCACCCATAATAAAATTGGGCACGTAGTCGGAGTGTGTTCGAGAAGGTGTAAACCTTCTGGGGTGTGTCCAGCTTATCTGAAAGATAGACTGGTTTGCAAGAGACACCGCCGTAGTAATGAGCCCCACAACTTTCCCTAAACGGAGTGTAACTAAAACTCTTATTAGGGTTTATTGTGAAGCCCATAAACGTACTTAGGTCGGTGAATAGAGAATAAGCTGCTTTGGGGAGAATTACGTCATCCCCATAGACGCTAACATCCTGCATCGACAACTTGAGTGTATTACAACACGCCCAAGCTGTGACGTAGAAAATTAGCGACTCTAAAGGAAAGGTAAACCCGTTTCCCATACTGGAAAACTTGTTCCACCTAACCAATCGATCGCCTATTTTACCGTATCGGGATCTCATCACATCCATGGCATCGAACCAAGTCTTTGGATCAGTTGATCCGTCCTCTCTCGAGGGCGAATCAAACAGATCCTCTACAAGGCCCGATGAAATGGAATCACTAGCCGATGAAAAGTCTACAGTAACAAGTGAATCGTCCAAAGACGCTCGCTTGCTTAGCTGCTGATTTCTCGTTTGGTCAGTGAGATCTATCCCAACCCTACCCAATCTCCTGTTGATCATACGCCCCATCGCAAGTTGAAACCAGAGGTTTATTCCTGGCTCTATTGCAATGACGCGGTTGATTTTCGAGGATTTCGGGACAGTGACAACCCTATTACCCACTTCGAACTTAGGAAACTCCGAGTTATTCTGGAGCACCTGAGACCAAAGTGGATAAGCCTCCCTGATTAAAGGGAAAGCAACGGGGTACAGGTCTCGTGTAATCCCAGTTTCGCACTGGAACTTCTTTGTTGCCGAGGCATCTACACGTTTTATTGTAGTAGATGCGCCAGGCCCCCAAGATGCTAACTCAAGGAGCTCTTCAACATTAAAAGACTTTAAAATGGAAGCAATTTTACCACGCATCGCATGATACGGTGCGCGGAGGTGTTGAGGAATGAATTCAACACCTAAGCGTACATTTTTCAGCCTAGTATTTGTTTGTCTACACTGGTCCTCAAAAAGTTGAAACTTTTTAAGAGCCAGCGCGTCCTTGTCAAAGCTAGTCGGTAAAAAATCCGATTTCGCCAAGATATTGGTCGCCAAGTAGGCATCTCTAAAACTCTCCACAGATGAAAAGTGAAGAGGATCGCACTCAAGTGATAACAAGTCTTCATATTGCTTATTCCTAAGCAAAATTAGGCATGTTAAAGCCCGAGGGCAATTTAGAGAAACATAGAACCGCTCGAGTGCCTCGATAGTTAAACCTTCGGGAACACGCGTCGTACGCAGAGTCTTTAGGACCCTGCCACTATGCTTATCATAAGACATAGAACTCTCCTGTTTTATTAAATGCTTACATCAAGAAAAGTGAATTAGCGGTTAAATGCTAATACACCGATTCGAGGCTATTTATCGCAGCCACGATGGGGCTACCCGTCGAATCTGACGGGGCCGCATCATTGGCTTTGACTGTAGCCACGAACATCGTCGCCAATTGGCTGAGAAACTGCTGCCTTTCAGCAGCGGTAGCTCGCGAATTGATGATGATCTCGATGTGAGCCTGAAGCTCATAGGCCTTCCGGGGGCCAAAAATGCCCACGGCCGGATCTATGGTTTCAGCGACAGGATTCCCCAGCTTCACACTCAACCTGTAATTCCCGTTGTCTTTCGACGGCGGGCGCAGGAAAAGGGTGACCCAGGGGAAGACAAGCGGGATCCCTCCCGTTTTGTCTTCGTACAACGCGATGCCTCCTTGAAGGAACCGAGTCGGGGAGAACGTACGATCGGTAGCGATAGTCGCCGAGTTTGTCTCAGCAATAACCACTTGTTTCGAAACGTTCCAATTGGCAATAGCTGCCATGTGTGTTTACTCCATAATGAAGTGAATATGCTACTTCTTCTCGCTTTACAGCTTGCGCTGGAAAGTCTGTTGAAGTAGTGCCATGGCATTAAGTACCCTATTGCTAGGGTCAAGTAGCCCGTTGTACCTGGGGAAAGGATTAGTAAAAGAAGGTAGTTGCTCCTTAGGCCAGTCCCCGAGAGGGGTCCGACTTACGGACACTTGCCTTTTAGTACCTTTCCAAACTCCAGTCACCGTTGCTTCTTGGGACGGAGAAGACCACGAAACACCCGTATTGATGATCTCTGATGATGCCGAATAAAACTCTGTTTTACAACCCTTAAGAAACGTCAGACCTAAAGTAGCGTCCAGGTTATTAAGGTAGGAGCCTAACGGTAAAAACCAGTCGATCACAAACGAGTAAGGAACTAATTCCCAGGCCACAGAGAGGGGGTTACTAAGCCCCAAACTGCTGACGTCATGCATGTCGTCAACCTGGTGGTAGTACACCACGTACTTCACGGTACACTTCGTGGATCGCGTGTAGACTGATTTGTAATCGGATCCTGTAACAGTATCCGTCTCACTAATCGGTCTAGTTGCTTTACCGGTTATCTTAATCCGAGGTCTAAGGCCGCTGTGCAAGAAATG